GTTGGTAATGCTCCCTGCAATACTTGCTTCTGTACAGAACCGTCTGGGTTAACCATTGGGTTGCCCGCCTCATCCACAACTGTAGATGTCTTAGGCAAAAGCAAGTTGCGTTCTTCGTTAAGCGAAGTGCCAGACTGGCGAACAGCCTGAAGGCCTTTGTCAACAAATGCACGAGCAACGGTCTGGGTAGGCAAAATAAGAGTTGTGCGTGGCACAGCATCCTGAGCAACAAGTTCTGCTGAGTAAAGACTCTTACCCATTTCATTAACAACCTGTTGTGGCGTTGTGGCTTTTGCTAAGCGTTCTGCCTCATAGGTAGTAAATTGGCTGCGTGGGAACAAACGCTGGATCTCAACTGGGTTTGATGTTGAAGCGATCGTATCTACCGCACGGCGAAATCCTGTGTTGATCGGATTATCGTAAGCGTCAAGAACTTGTGATCCGCTATAAGCCTTGCCTGAATAGGCAACCATAAAGTCGTTAATAGACTTTGATTGTGAAGCGATAGGTAGCGTAGCCTTGATTTGCATTGGCTTACCGGCTTCATCAAGTAATGTTTTACCAGCATCGTCAACAGCTGCGCCAACATATTTACCTGACTTGAGGGCTGCGTTTAATTGTCCACCTTTAACAAGTGGATCTGCGCCAAAATCAAATACGGCATCGGCTACACCAGAAATAGTTTGACCAAATCCATGTTCAGTGTCTTTTAATGCTGAGAATCCAGGCAATTGGCCAAGAGCGTTAGAAAGATCGCGTCCAGGAGAAACCAAATAGTTTGGATCTTGTGACTTGGCAACTGAATCTTTGAAATTTGGAATAAGTTTTGCTAAGTTGCGTTCGCCTGCTAATGCAGCATCTGCGCCAGCAACGGCTCCAAGTGGGCCAGCGGTAAAAAATCCAGCAGTGGCTCCGCCTGCTACACCAAGAGTGGCAAGTACACCTTGCCATACAGAATGGTCAGTATAAACGCTATGAAGAAACTTGTAATCTTTTTGAATTTCCTGTAATGGTTTATTAGCCCATTGCATGATGGTGCTAACGCCAGGAATCTTGCTTAAGCCTTGAGTGACTGCGCCTGTGGCTTTCTGTGCGCCACCTAAAATGTTAGACCATACAGAGTCTGAATTGTATTGCTGTTGATGATCGGCAAGTGCCTGAGCATGGGTAGCAATGGTCTGTGCGCTGGCTAATGTTAAAGCCGTATTTGTATTGCCTGAAGCAATCGCTGCGGCTCCAATTTGTGGAGACTTCTGCATAAGTTCAGGATGATACTTCGCAATTGCGTTGGCAATGTCAACCGTAGGCGGAGTATTGCTTGATGGCATAATGTTTGGATTAGCCATAGATTACTGTCCTAAGATTGCAGCGAGGCGTTTTAATTCTGGGGAAGCATCTGGGGAAGCCGCCAAAGTTTGTACTGCTTGGCGAGCAGAAGCGCCACCACCCATTTGCATTTGGTTCATTCCAATTGCTGCAAGTCCTGGACCAGCACCCGTTGCTGCGCCTGCTGTAACAGGCTCATTAGGGAACTGTGTTGGAGCAGTAAGGGGAACTACTGGCTGCTGTGGTTGTGGCTGAAGTTGTGCTTGTCCACCTTGTTGTGGCTGCATTGAAGATGCAGGTGCCGGACGTGGTGGATTATTTGTTTTTGCCATTGGTGCTGATGCTTGCATATCCATTAGTGCTTGGGCATCGCCATAAGATGGCATACCTGATACATAACGAATTGCTTGCTTTGATGCTGGTCCGCCATCGGTTCTTTGGCTTAAAGCCCCAGGGCCTGATGTCATTGCTGGCTTATTTGCCTGTGGCATGACTTATTCTCCCTCTTGTAATGTCTCAATGGTTCGGGCTGCATACTCGTGGAAGGATTTTTTCTCATCCACGAAACTTGCTTGGTGTTCAAACATCTGAGTCAAGATGTCAAACCCGCTTGCTATATCAATTAAAATTGCTGCGGTTGTGTCAGCGAGAAGGGCAAAGACATCCCACTTGGTTACCCGCGTTGGTACTTTGCCCAACTCGTCTGACATTTAATTACTTACCGCGTGGCTTACCAGCTGTTGTGCCAACGCCTTTTGTGCCTGAAGGCTGAACGGTGTAGAGGATTGTTGACTTTCCTGTACCCTCTGGACCCTTCTTAGGCTGGATCTTTGTCTTTTGTGTGACGGCTTCGGATGATCCGTGTCCGCCTTGGTTCTTTGGTGAAGGAACCTTTGTAGTCAATGATGACTTCATTGTTGCCATGGTGTATCTCCTATAGGGGTTTGTTTGATCGCCAGAAACGTTAGGCTGGCGACCTTCTGGAAACAGAAGCGCTAAGCGCAGGCTGTCCAGAAGATGAAAGTCCTGCTAATAGATTCTGCAACGCAGAACCGCCACCTTGCGGCGCAGGCATTGGTGCGCCACCTTGCGGTGCGCCTTGCGGTGTAGGAGCCCCAGAAGGAACCTGTCCAGGGGCTTCAGCCTCACCTGCGGTAGCTTCTTCTGGGGATACTGGAGCGGGCGCAAATGCTTGGGCAATAACATCTTCAATGTTATCTCCAGCCATGCGTCCCTTAATCGCTGCGGCAATTGCTGTGATTGCCTTAGAAGGATCTTGTCCTTGTGCAGCCATTGAAGGAATTGCTTGAGCGTATGCTGCAACTGATTGCATCAACGCATCACGTAATTCTTCTACTTCAACTCGTTCTTCTTCCATGGTGACGTTCATCTCCCATGGCATCTGACGACGCAAGAAGTCGCGTGAGATTAACTTATCTCCACGAGCCTGAAGTCCGAATACCAAAGCACGGTTTGGATCTAGTCCAGCCATCATGCCATACGATACATCGCACCAATAATCACCCTGAATATCTTTCTTCGGAGTGTAGGTAATCTCATAAGGCGCACCGGCATTTACACCGCGTACTTCCTTTTCAACATCACCAAATAGTTTTTCATCCATCAAGAAGCAGATACGCATGACGTGGCGGAACGCCTCAGCAAATACAGCCTGTGCTGTCTTAACCTGAGTATCAAAGCCACCCATAAGTGCTTCTACGCCACGGCCTGTGACGATAGATCCTGACTGCTGACCTAGACGGCCTTGTGGGTAACGTGAACCAACACGTAGTTCCTGATCTAGTGCAGCTGTCTCTTGGAAAATTCCGTTAGGAATATTAAGATCAACGCGACGGATCTTCTCAGGGTTGGCTGATCGGATGGTTGCGTCTGGGCCAATCTCAAGTACGTTAACGTCTGCTGGCAAAGCAAACGGTGCCTGTACAGATTTCTGTGCTGCTTCCAATTGCAAAGTTGCAAAGCGAGCGCGAGCGACCTGAACCCACATGATGTCATCAAATTGACCACGCTGGTGTTCGTCGGAGTCAATGCCAGGACGTGTAGCAATAACTACTGGCAGTTCGCCAATAAGGTTCTTTGCGCGTTCTAGGATAAGGTTCTTGCGCTCAGGGATAAAGAGGATGAGTTCATCCTTGTCCTGATAACGGAATACTTCAAGCATGCGCTCTGAGTTACGGTTCTCATACGGTCCACGTAGTTGTGGCTCTAACTCTGGGAAATCATTGATGAGTTCACGCACGGTCTTATTGTAGCGACGTGTGTATGAGAGCAACTTGCCAAAACGGTCATGCTCAGGGTATGAACCAATTGGGTTATCCATACGGATCATTGGGCGATTGTTTTCCCAATCAGGCTCAATGACAAATGCGATCATGCCGTAAGTAAGGTAGCGATCTGCGCCGGTGTACATCTGAGTCTGTAGGTTACAAGTATCGCGGTAGCCAGCGGCAATCATTGTGCGCTTATCGGCTCGCTTGCGGGCGCGATCTGAGATGGCATCTGTTGTATCGCAGTTAAATGCTGGGAGCGGAGCGATAACTTCTGCTACGTCGCGGGCTGCGATGTCAATGAAGTTTGACACCATTGGCTTAGGGAATTCATCTGGGAACATTCCAGGGAATACCTGCTGGATGTTGCCCTGACGGATTGAGAGAAGATCAGACCAGCGAGAATCGCGGGTGTGGAAGTGGTCGCGTAACTTGCGTACCTTGATACCTAATTGGTCAATATCCATGGCCATAGAAGGTTCCCCCGTTCGTTGCTAGTTTTTCCTGTAGTCTTGCGTATTCTTCCAAGTTGACGACCTTACGGTTTGCTATCTGTTGGCGCGTGGCAAACTTATTCTTAACGAATGTCTGCCCGTATGAACCCATCTGGTTGATGTAGTCCCGCATTTGCGTCTCTGCAAACCAAAGCGCCATAGGACCGTCTTGCTTATTCTTCGTACCTGCTGACCACGTAATCAATTGCTCAATCAGCGACTTGATGTGTTCGTTGTCGGCTCGTGGCAGTTCCAGTAAGTTGTTCTTTAAGAATTTGCCTTGGTTGTCGCACGAGCCGAAAAGTGGTGCCATAGAGGCTACGCCAAATTCTGCATCCATTTTGTTGGCACCGGTAT